CACCATCGCCCACGTCGGCGCACCGCCGTTCGTGCCGAGCGTCACCGAGCCAATGCCCGAGGTGTTCAGCACGCCGGTCGGCTTGTTGCTGCCCGAGCCAGCCACAGCAGCACCGTCCATCGCCACCGCAATCGAGGAGGCCAAGTCATTGCGGACGAGGTTCTCGATGTCGAGCGACGACTGGAGCATGAGCCGACGGCTGATATCCACGTAGGCACCGAGGGTCTTCGGCGACATCGTGACTTGATCGAATGCCGGGGCGTTGGTGCTCTCCGTCGGGGCCACGTTCTCAGCAACCCAGTAGGCGGCAGAGGCGGCGGTCTTACGCGGAATGGCAACGTTGCCCTGCAAGCCAGTGAGGAACTGCGCGCCGAGGGTGTTCAGCACCATCTTGTTACGCAGCACATCAATGAACGAAGCGGCAAGAAGGTCGGTCGCCACGGTGTTGCCAGCCTTGGCAGTGCCCGAAGCGGTCGAGGTCGTCAGATCGCGCTTGTACAGCACGTCCACCGGGACGAGCAGACCACGCGAGGTGCGGCCTTCCCTCTTCGCAGCAGCCTCGGAAACCTCAAACTCGAAACGAGCGGCTTCCTGCGCGGCACGATCCTGCGGGTTCGCCAGAGCGCGAATCGCCTTCACGAACGAGAAAGCGCGAACTTCCTTGTCCGACAGGCCGACTTCCATTTCGACGTTCAGCGGCTTGGAGGCCACCTTGTCGAGCAGGGCACCACGGAACTGCTCAATCGACGCGCCATCACGAATGGCTGACTCGCCGAATTCGCGCTGACCGTGACGGCTGGCAAGGTCAAGAATAGCCGCAACGCGCTCGCGCTCGGCCTTTGCAGCGCCCTCACGGGCGATATTGATATCTTCCATTTTCGACTCCTTAACAAAAATTACAGGGTCAGCAGCCGGAGCCGGTGCGGGCGATTCCAAAGAACGCCCGACGCCAACGCTGGTATCTGCCGGAATTGAAACAATGCTGATCTCAAGAGGCATCCAACGGGTCGCGCGGTAAATCTCCCGATCACCTTGCTTCCCATCCGAAACCATCTCGTTGATGACGTAACCGACAGACACGTTCGACCGTATTCCGTCTTTCACGTCTTGATAGATTTCCTCGGCCCTTGCGCTTTTCCCAAAGCGCACGACTGCCCGCGCCACGCGGTCAGCCCCGAGGTTGATCTGCTCCACGACTCCGATCTGATCGGACATCTCGTGATCCACCAAAAGCGGCGCGCGGCCGCTTCCGATAAATTCTGTATTGATTGCACCGGGCGAATGGTCGAGCACTTCCATGCCCCACCCGCGATCGACCGGCATTTCGCTCGAGAATGCGAGCGTCGCGCGGCGGTCATCTGTGACCACACGCTCGAACACCGCAGAACGAAACACGCGGTCGGTTGGCCCCTTGCGCTTGCCCGGCCCCACGTAGTCGGGATCGCCCGGCTCGTGGCCGTAGATATCCTTCGGGCGCTCTGCCTCTGCCACAACTTCGGCGGCTTCTTCGGCGGCTTCCTCGAAAGCCTCGATCTGCTCGTCGGCCTCTTCGCTTTCGTCCATGTCGTATTCCGACTTGGCGAAAGTCACCGTCACCGTCGCTTCGTCTTCGACGACAGCGATCACATGGCGCTTTTCTATCGTGTCCATATTTCGACCCTCATCTTCTCGATCCAGTTCTTCGCTCTTGCGATTAGCCCAGGCTTTGCCTGGGTCTCCACCCCAGAGCGCCCACGCGATACGGCCCGCCGAGGGGTAGCCCTCTTCGCCGGGGCTGAAGCCCTCGGCTTCTTTGTCAACTTCGTGTCTTGCAAAGTAACTCACCATCCTTCGGACTGTTTCGGGCGAAAGATTCGTCCGATTCTTGATGTCACGAGCACGAGCCACACCGACGGCTGTACCGCCGCGCCCGAACTCTTCACGCCAAGCAAGTCCGCGCTCGGCCTCTGCTGCCATCGCCTCTGTAGGTTTTAGATCAACGGCCATTATTCCAACCTCAAGAACGATTCTGCGCTTGTTGTCAAGGTGAGCGCAACTACACGTACCGTGCCGTCGCTGCCCTTCACCTTGATGGTGAGCGTCGAATTGTCCGTGATCTCAAAAACCATGTCGCCGTTGCTGGCCGGAGTTGCACTCGCGCCAGGCTGGTACGTCACCGCACCGATGCTTCCGCCCGTAATCGCTACGGCGCTCGCATTCTGCGTGGACATCGTGCCGAGGCCCGAGACCGCCGTGTTTGCGATTGCGATATTCGTATTCGATGCGGCAGTCAGTCGGCCCTGCGCGTCCACCGTGAAGGTGCTGACCTGTGAGGCCGACCCATACGATGCCGCCGTCACTGTGGTATTGGCGAGCGCAATCGACCGATTCGCAGTCAGATCGCCGCCGCCGCTCAAGCCAGTTCCAGCCGAAATCGTGATGGTCGATGCCGCAGCGCCGAGGCTCGTCAGTGCAGCCCCCGCCGTCGTAGCACCCGTTCCGCCATTCGCCACGGCCACCGTGCCGGTGACATTCGCAGCAGTGCCGGTGGTGTTCTGATTCAAGGTCGGCACATCACCGGCTTGAATAGCCGACATCACCACATTGGTGCCGTTGCCTCGCAGATACTGGCCGCTGGTTACAGCGCCAGCAAACGTATTCATCGCAGATTGCGCGGAGGTCTGCCCAGTGCCGCCGTTAGCGACGGCAAGGGTTCCGGCTAGGGTAATCGTCCCGGCCCCTGTAATCGGGCCTCCGCTCGTTGTAAGGCCGGTCGTGCCGCCGCTGACATCAACGCTAGTGACCGAGCCAACGCCGCCAGCGGGCACCCATTCGACATCCGTCCCACCGACGTTGACCGCGAGCACCTTGCCCGCGTTGCTGGCATACGCCGGTAGAAGGTTAGTCCGTGCGCCCGATGCGCTCGATGCACCCGTGCCGCCGTCGGTCACGGCAAGGTCAGTGATACCCGAAATCGTGCCGCCCGTGATCGTGCCGCCGCTGATCGAAACGTTGTTGGCATTCTGGGTTGACATCGTGCCAAGCCCAGAAACCGCCGTGTTCGCAATCGAGATCGCGCTGTTTGCCGCAGCCGTCAGTCGGCCTTGAGCATCGACCGTAAAGGTCGCAACCGAACTGGCAGACCCATACGATCCGGCGCTAACCGCAGTATTGTCGAGGCTGATCGTGCCGGTAGATGTAATCGGCCCGCCCGTCAGCCCTGTGCCGGTTGCGACGCTTGTTACGGTACCAACTTGCGGCGCAGCAATCGTAATACTGCCCGCGCCGTTCGTAATCGTGATGCCAGCGCCAGCAGTAAGATTGGCATTTTTCCAGAGCGAGGTCGATGCGTCATAAATGATTAACTGCCCATTGGCGGGTGAGTTGATCTGTACGTCGTGGATTTCGTCAAGTTCGTAGCCATTCTGTACGCGGACGTAAATCTGTCCGTTGCCAGCATTGGCACGCTCTACTACACCAATATAAACAAGATGATTCGGCGCTTTCGGCTTCGTCGCTGTAAACGCTCCGGCTGTTGGGCCGAGGTACAGCGTATCGCCTTCGCTGTAGGCGCTCGTGTCAATCTTATCTAGTACGCCTTGGCAGATAACAAGACCGTTTGCGCCTTGCGCGATATTCTCCGCAGCAAGTCCAAAGGTCTTTGCCGATGTCGCATCGCTCGTGTTATACGCCAACTTTACCGACGCTTTGTTGCCGGTCGCTTGATACAAATAAACCGCTTGACCTTTGTTGATCTGAAAAGACTCGGCGTTGTGAACGTAGGCATACATTTGTTGCCCGAGTTCCGCCTGCACGTTTCCGCCAACCATGCCAATCTGCACGGTGCCCGTGTCGGGATTCCATGCAAGACGCCGTGTTGCGTCAGCCGCGCCAGCCGCAGCGAAGTCGATATACGTCGGCGTGGCAATGCCGCCGGTCAAGCCGTTCATCGAGGTGATGTCGCTGTTCGCGCCCTTCTTCGCCGCTTCCGGCCAGCCGGTGCGAACGATCACCTCGGTCTCGCTTTCCTCGATGATGACCGAGTTTAATTGCTCATCAACAACCATATTCGTTGATGAGTCGTTAACGATCAAATTCTGATTTGTTTCGTTAACGATCAGTCTCGTGCTCACCGAGTAACCTCCGCGTCAACGGTGAAACACCCTTGAATAAGGCGCGTAACCGTGCCGCCGCTCGAGACCACCTCAAGGTCATAGACGTATTCGCCCGCAGCCACCGCAGCCGTATCGGTTGCAGAAACCAAAAGCGTGATCGTGCCCGCAGAGCCGCCAAGTGTGATGCGGCTGTTTTCTGTGGTCAGAGACAGCAGCACGCTCGAAGAATCAGCCGTCGCACGAACTTGCATCCGTGCAGTGTATCCGGTCAGATTCACCGCATTGGCCGATGAGTCCTGCCACGTCAGAATGCGCGTGAATGTTGCGCCTTGATCGCAAACGATGTCGTAGTTAGCCGCCATTGTTCACCTCGGGCGGAATGGGTGACGTGCCGCCGGGCAGTGTCACGCCAAAACTAGAAATGATCTCTTCCTCTGCTTGACGCTCGCGCATCACGTCCTCAATGTCCAGCCCACGCTCGGCCAAAGCCTGCGTGCGGGTCATCAGTCCGTTGTTGATTGCGACAATCTGCGCCTCGG